ATCCGCCAAAAAAACAGTTTTGTAAATTAAATAAATTGAAATTTATTGTTGTTGCTTGATAATTCCAATATAACTTAATGGGCGTACGAAGTTTTCTTATTAAATTTAATAATATTGATGAAATTAAAAATTTTTATATTTATAGGAAGTATATAGCTTATATTATTTCTAATGATAAAAATATAAAATATATTGATGATGAAAAAAAATTAAAGAAGTTTATAAGTTCAGTTGATTTTGAAGCATCATATGGTGATTTTGATCTGGATTTACTCGGATTTAAGGTTTGGGCTGGTGCTATTTGGGGGCTTGTATCAACTTATACTGCCGGTCAAGAAACATTTCAAGCATACACCAACAAATTTAAAAATTACGCAACCAGATTATGGTGTATACCATCAAGTAAAGTTGTATATGATGAAATTGACGGAATTTTTATGAGTGATTATGATGACTGCGAAGAAGCTTGTAATATATTCACTAGATTACACGACCAAAATTCCGATGTGTTAATAAATTATGCTGATATATTTGCTAAATATCCAGAATTTTATGATACCGATTGTGACAATTGTATTAATTTTGCGAATGGGGAAATGTATGGATTGTTTAATATACAGACAAAATAATGAGTTTTTGGCTAATAGTTTTATTTGGTGTGTAGCGATTGCTTCTTAAAGTAATACAAATCGCTGATTTATTTAATGGAACCACTTTAATAAATAAGTTTAAGAGGAACTAAAAAGTTGTTTTGTTTATTTTTATTTAATTTATTTTTAAATCATGAGGAATTAGTTTAATACTCACGAGTATATTATTAAACTTTTGAAATTTCAACTCAATAATTTTTTCTGTAAAGTTGGGTTATTAAAAAATTATTTCTCGCGCGCGACCTTTTTACTCTGAGTATAAACATTAAACTCAAATTTATAAATTCAATCTAAAGAATAAAATATATATTTATTAATAAATAAAAGTTGTTTAATGTCATTTAAATGTAATATATGTAATAAATCTTATAAATCGTACCAAAGCTTATGGAATCACAACCATAAATATCATAAAGATATTAAGTTTAATAATACCTCTGTGTCTAAACCAACTCCTCCTAACTCCGCTTTACAAACTTCTCAAATAGAAACCAATAAAAAATCAAATGAATGTATGTACTGTAAAAAAGTTTTTTCAAGATCGGATAATCTTAAACGTCATTATTTAACATGTACACAAAAAAAGAAATCAGAAACAGAAAATAATGTTTATTTGGAACAAATTAAAATTCTTACACAAAGAATCGAACAGCTTGAAAAAAATCAGTCAAAACCACAAACAATTAATAACTACAACAATACAATTAATATTTGTAATATTGGTGATGAAAATTTAAAGGCATTAACTAAAGAAGAACAAGATTTTGTTGTATCAAATGGTTTAAATAGTATTGTTGCGATTGTCGATGTTCTAAATTTTAATGAACGTATACCAGAACACCATAATTTTTATACAACTTCTATAAACGATAAATATGCAAATACATTAGACAAAAAAACAAATTCAGTTATTAAACAGCCGAAAAAAGACTTGTATGATAAAGTACTATATTCAAATATTCAAAATCTTAAACAAATTGCACAAACCAGTCAAGATTTTTTACCAACATATACATCTCTTAATCAATTTATTTTTAATAAAAAAGGAAAAAAAGAATTTCATAATCAAATAAATGCATTGGCATATAACAAAAAAAATATTGTTATGAATACACTAAGTAAAAGGGGTACAATTAATACTAGTCAAATAAATCAACAACAAATAGAAGCAAATAATGACAACCAGGAGTTTATTATTGAAGATTACGACCCAATGTCAGACACAGAATTCAGTACTGATTCAGATTCTGACTTTGAAAGCTACGGAAAGCTCATATCCACAAAAATAAATAAAGAAAAAGAAATTGAAGTTTAAATTTTTATGAGGATTGGAATAATAAACTTTTGAGGATTTTATATTTAATTAATATAGACTAATATTAATAGTATAACAATGCATTATTTTTTATTACTGTAAAAATACATTATTTTACATCAATATAATAAACTTTATATAATGGTTATCTTATTTAATTTATATAAAGTTTAACTCAGAGTATTTTTATCACACGAAATTTTTTTATTTTTATTTAATTTATTTTTAAATCATGAGGATACTAATAAACTATAAACTTTTCACGTATACATTATGTATCTATTTTGTGTTCATAAAAAATATTCGGTACACATAATGTATCCAAATTGTATACATATATTTAAATTATTAAACTTTTATGGGTTTATTATTGGAATTAATTAATTGTTATATATTTGTTATATAGTTTTATAAATTGAATTTAATAAATATATTATTCTATTTTATTTTTCACAAAATACCACATCGTAACCACAAAATATGCACTAATTTACAAATCAATGTGTTTTTCTACTTTTTTTGCTTTTTTTACTTTACCATTAGAATAAGTTCCGTAATATCCACCCTTACCTGATTCTGTTTTTTGATATAATTTATTGCCTTCAATTATATACGTTATATTTTTAATTGTAATGTCAGCAAATTCAACTTCTTCAGTATCCGAGTCATCTGAATCGTCAGAATCAGAAGATAGTTCCGACCCAGAATCATCCAAATACATATCTGGTACTATTTGAATTTTTTTATTAGAATCATTAAATTCAAGTGTGTTATTAATCGTATTTTCTGGTTCTATTATATCTTTTAATGTTTTCAAAGAAGCCCACGTTTCCATTACCATGTCTTTATTATTATAACTCAATAAATTTAGTTCTTGATAATATCTTTTCATACTTTTTCTATTTCTAAATAAAAAATCTTTTAAGTTTTTAATTTTTTCTTCGTAAGTTTTTCTTTCTTCTGGTTTGAAATTTGGATTTTTTGCCATTTTTTCTAAATTTGATAAACTTGAAATTAATACCTTATCAAATAATGTATTTTTATCTATTTTTGTTATTGTGTTTGTTTCAGAATTTATTACAGATGCATGTTTATCATTTAATGCTGTCATAGTTCCAAAGGAACGTATACGCCTCGCAGAGGCTACACAATATGTATGGTTTTCTGGAACATTTTTGTTAAAGTTTGTCTTTTCAATTAAATAAGTTAAACTATTTAGTCCTTTTTGCATTATATCGCGCTGTTTTTCAGTTGTTAAATGTTCTATACTTTCGGTTCCTGGTTGTTTCATTACAATTTGAATATTATTTGTTGTATTATTTGTTGTATTGTTTATTATACTTGATGGTTTCGCTTTTAATTCTTTTATTTCTGCTTTTAAGTTTTTAACTTCTTCTGCTAATGGAATTTGATTTATTGTTTTGCATTTTTGTTCGTGTAGCCATTTGCTTTGCCTATAACCAAATGATGCATCGCAATATTTGCATTTATACTGTTTTGTTTCAGTATTTTGATGTTTTGACTTTACGTGTTTCTTAAGTCCACAAAGTGTTTGATATTTTAAATCACATTTATCACACGAATATTTTTTGTCCATAAAATCCCTTTTGAATTAAAACATTAAACAATTATGTCTTTAAATTTAGAAAAAAATTTCGCGCGCGGTATATGTAAATATTTACCGGAAGGATTTATTAATATTTTTATGGTTATTATTTAATAATGTTATTACATATATTTTTTAAGTATAATATTAAATTATTTATTTATTTAGTTGTATACCATATAGTATTAAATGTAATTATTCCGTAAATAAATAGGATTTTTGCTGTAAATAATGTACACATAAAATGTTTCTCGCGCGCGCGTGTTGTCAATTAAATTATTATTTGATACGTAATTTTAAACGTACTAGCCATATTACAAGTAAATATACTATTATTTACAAACTATACTATGATATTACATAACGGATATTATTATTTTAAATATATATTAAATATTTACTATGTATTATTGATGTATTAATTACATATATAATAAAACTATATTATTTACACAAGTAAATATTTAATATATTATTGGATAAGTGTATGGTTTATTTACACATTATACAATTTATTTACTGCAAAAATCCTATTTATTTACGGAATAATTACATTTAATACTATATGGTATACAACAGTAATAATATTTATAATAGTTTATTATTATTGTTATATTAAGGTATGACATATATAATTAGTATAATACCATAACATAAATAAATACACTTGGTAAATATTTACATATACCACGCGCGAAATTTTTTTATTTTTTACATATCATTAAAAATACTTTTACACTTCAATGTTAATTTTTAAGGTTGGATTTGCTTTTATTTTATCTAATTAAATTTTATTTGTCTTGTTCTAAAACTTAACTTATTAAATGAAGTTACATCTAGTTATCTTGAAACAATAAACAACTGAGTTCGCACATAATTTTGATCTTTTTTTGCTAAAAGTTTTAAAACTATCCAGCAACTCTGTATTTGCTTTCAATACATCAGCTTCATCCCGTAAATTATAATCTCGTGCAATATCGTCCTTTGTCGCATTTATTATCTTATCCATTTTTGTTTTGTTGCTTATTGTGTTCCCCATTTAATTAGTCTAATACAAATACAAATTATTATTTAATCTTTTGCTACGCACAATTTTTGAGCCGTTACATAATAAATAAACCAAGCAACTGGTATTATATTTAATGGGCACCCAGCTCATACATATCCATTTAATTTTATAAAATATCTAAGTCATTATATATGTTTTACTCTGCACAAGGTACATATCTTAGAAAAAATACTGTTGAAAAATTCACTGATACACCCTCTTCCGATAATTGCAAACTTAATATTACTCCTTTGGAAAAAACTTTAGAACAATTATCAAATAAACCAAATAAACATAAAACTGATGAAAACACCATTATGCTACTTACCGGCATCACTCAAAGATTAAAAGGAGCTAATTGTGACCAAGCCATTCACTCACTCGGATTTTTAGTTAATATGATGGCTGTTCATGATATCGCTATGAGAAATTTAATGGGTAAAATTGATGAAATCTCTAAAATGCAAAATGTTGCTGATATCAAAAAAGCTATTGATGAAATTAATCAAGATTATTGGTACAGTCAATTCAGATAAATTAATTAAATATTAAAAAATTATTTTGTTTAATATTAGTTTAATTTGTGCTTTATTGGATTATGGAAAAGTTATACCAATTTGGCATTGTATAATTTCCTCCACCACCTTGATAACCCTTTAAAATAAAGTCATCTGAAATTTTTACTGGTCCATTTGCTGCACCATTATTCCAAGAATTCATTTGGTCCAATCTAAATGGTAAGTTCGATCTTACATAGTCTTTGTAAGGATTTGATGTTACATCGGTTATTATTCTATTAAATGCAAATTTCGGTCTATCAGTATAAATATGACACCAATCATTATTTTGGGGACCCAATTCAACAAATCCATTTGCTGTTTTTACTCTTAAACTATTACCAGAACCTTTTGATAATGTTGTATTACCATCTACCAAGTTTATACCTCCGTTTACACCAAGATTACCACCAACACCCAAATTACCTGATACTGCAATATCACCACTAATACCACCTTTCGCTGATAAATTACCACCTGTACTTACATTACCACCGGTGTTTATATTACCGGATACATTAAGATCACCATCAACACCACCTTTTGCTGCTATTTTTCCAGTTACTATTAAATTCCCTGGTACTGTTAAACCATCTGTTTGAAGTTTTGTTGCGACGTTAGATAAATTTCTTATTGCTGCTACGTCTATTGAATAAGTCTGATAAATCAGTTCTTTTACTCTATCTTCAGTTAATTGGGTTACATCTGCCATTTTTTCTACTTTATAAACCAAAAATAAATAACCAATCACAATACCAAGTACTAATATAAATATTGTATCTATTCCCATATATTATCAATTAGAAATTGTTAATTATAATATTAAGTTTTTTTATCAAGATAATATATACATGAGTAACAATGTTTTACTTTTAATTTTACTTGGGTTATTTGCTTATCTCTTTTTTTATAAACCCAATTCAACTGAATCATTTACCCAAACCCAACTCGCTAAAGGAACAGAAGGATGGTTTAGATTAACTGCAATGATGATTGCTGATAGAATCTCTAATGGCAAATGGAATACAACATCTATTCCCGTTAAAGATCAAGTTCAAGTTCTGATTGATCAAGCAACTAAATCATATAGAATTAAATTAGGAAATATGAATAAAAATAAAGATGTTGCTTCTGCCATTTATGGTTTAAAAGATGTTAAAACACGTATTGTCAATATATTAAAATCAAATAACATACCTGTTAATGAAACTGCTGTCCTTTTCCCTGGTGAAAACGGAAACGGTACCATTATTGATTTTAATTTCTAATTTCATTATTACTGACCAATAAAAAACCAAACATATTTAAAAACCTATTTGCTTATTTATATAATGCCATTAAAAGAAACGTGTAATAATTGCAAATCGCAATTCACTAATGAAACCAATAAATTATTTCATCTTGAATTTTGTCAATATACTAACACACCTACTGATATCACAAAAACCGATTACTTTATTAAAAGTGTTTATCGACTTAACCAGATTATTCAAAATATTCAAAATGAAACTAATAATATTACTAATGAAACACAACTTAAAAATTTTAAAAGTAAAAAAAATATTGCTGTTACTATTATAAGTACACTTATTTATCAAAATATTAATAATTATAATAATTCAATTTCAACCATCACTAATTTACAATTTAAAATATTACAAGCTGTTTATGATACTAACAACGAAGATACATTTTCTGAACTTTTTGAAATATTCACTCTGTTTTGTGGTTGTTGTGTTGAATTAGAATACCAAAAAAATATATCACTGTTTTATAATGTCTTTAATAAATATACCAAATCAAATTGTTCTGATAAAAATATTTTTGTTAAACTTTGTTTGTTTAAAGTATTTATGCTTAACAATCAAAAACTCATTAGAGATATGCCACACAAGGAACTTGGACAAATTGTTAATATTTATGAATGTTTAATTGATGATAAAAATATTGAACCAAATAAAATGGATGATATATTTTTTGTTAAAGCAAATAAATTCGTTAATGACCTTTCTGAAGATTGTTAAAATAATATTAACCTTAATTTTGTAGTTAATATTATTCATACTTATTGTTTCTTAAATTATGCCGGTCCAATTTACCAAACCGAGCTAATAGTCGCGCATTTACTGATTGAATTGGATTATCCCAATAATTTAATTCTTTTAATTTTGTCCATTTGTACATACTCACTGGTAGTTTGGTTATTTGATTCTCACTAATATATAACTTTTCTATTTGGCAAGAAATATTTTCCACTTTTTTTATTTGATTATTTCCCAGGTCCAAATATTTTATTCCTGGTGGTAAATTTGTTATTCGAGTTATTCGGTTTCCATATAAATCTAAATTAACTACTGACTTTGGAATTCCTTCTATTTTCTCTATTTGATTTTCTGATAAATCTAAATTTACTACTGTGTCCGGTATATTTGTTATATTGGTTATTTGGTTTCCAGCTAAAATTAATGTATGGATTGATAAACTCGGATCAATGTATGGTACTGACTTTAGGTTTTGGCAAGATAAGTCTAATGACATTGCAAACCCTCAGATTTTGTTGCGAGTATTAGGTTAAGTTTTCAATATTTTTTTAATGTTAACGATTGAATATTTATATAAAATATTAAATGAATATAATATACGATGTCACAACCTTACTGGATTTTAGTTAATGATTTATATATATTGGAATTTTTCCAATTGTTTTTTCTGGTGTCATCAGTTAACTTGTTTGTCGGTTGTTTTGTTTTTATGTTTTAATATTATTAATGGGATTATCATATGAATATTTACATGAAGGTTTTACATATAATTATTATTATTAAATTAGATATGATAAAAATACCATCTGTCATCATAAATAATTAAAATGTCATCAGTTAATTCCAACATAAAAAGCAAAAAGTTGTGTCTATTTAAAAAAATATTATCTATTTGGTTATAATATGCCTAAACAAGTTGATAAATATACTAATGAACGTCAAGAGGTATTAAATCAGATGTTTCAAATACTTGGAATTGACGAATCAAATAATAAATTTTTATTACATGAATTGGATGCAAATGTCGAAAAACAAAACCGGATTCTTGAACTAGAACCCAATATTAAAAAATATTTTATTTGTGGTAAATGGAATTGTTTTACTGATCCAACCGTTAAACGCAAGTATTTATCAATTATTAAATGTTTATTAAAGGACATGGGATTTTCTGTTATGTCAGCAAGAAGAAATATTAAAAACGATGACCAAACAATTGGAGTTGTTGTTTATCATATTACACAAAATAAAATTTAAGTTCGGGTTTTTATAAAAATCCTAATTAAAAATATCTAGTTTTATTATATACAAAAATTATCTGTATGGTAAAAACTAAAGAAAAAATTCCATTCAGTGAAAATTATCCTTACACACAACCAACCATTGAACAAATTGCTGATGATAAACAGATGTTTTCTAAAGATACAAGTACTTGTGGAACTAAAATGTATCTTTTAAAATCATATCAAGACATGTACAATATTATTAAAACCAGTAAATCAAAATATTATTATGAATATCACACATATAATAATAAAATTAAGTTACATATTGATATTGACATCAAAAGAGAATATACTGACTTTATTGAAAGAGATAATGAAATTGAATTAATATTGAAAAGTATTTTGCTATTAGTAAATGGGAAAATTAAAAAAACTTTTCTTATTGATAATCCACGTGTTATTGTACTTGCTTCTAATACTCTGTTAAAGTTATCTTTACATATCATTTATGTTGATATTTTATTTGCTGATATTTATTCAATGGGTCATTTTTTATCTGATTACTTAGTTGGTTGTGTTGATAAATCTATCTATAAAAAAGGGTGTTTTAGAATGCTTCATTGTAGTAAAATTGGAAAATCAAATCCGCTTGTTTTTTATAGGGGATACAATTATGATTATGACGATGAGTATCAATTATTTATTGACAGTTGTTTGTGTTCAGATAATATAACTGAGGTTGTTGATTATACGTTTGAAAAAACTACCAGTAAGGTTTATGGACACATTAGGAAATCCCAAGTAACTGAACAAATTACTAATTACAAATATACACAACCTAATTTTACGATAATCAAACAAGCCCTAGACACTGTTCAGTTAGATGAATATGATGATTGGTTTCGGGTTACTTGTGCTGTTAAAAACCTATATTTGGGTTTAGAAATTGATGATGCCAAACAATTATTTGCAATATATGACAACGCATGCAGTAAATCAAGAAATTACAATAAAATTAATAATATGATGACATTTGATTATGTCGAACCTACTATTGGTATTAACTACTTATTTTATTTAGCTGGAATTAAATATTATATTAAACCTATTTATGATTACAAAAGTTTTATGTTTAATCCAGAAAAACACACTAATTGCATTATTGGCAACTCTGAACATATTGATGTTAATATTACCGAATTAGTTAAACATAAATTAATTTGTTTAAAAAGTCCTACTGGGACAGGTAAAACAAAATATTTAAAAGATATTATTAACCATCTTAAAATAAATAAAATTATTAGTGTGGTTTCTCGGGTAAATTTAGCAGGTGAACATAAAAAAGCTATTGGGCTTAAATTTTATAAAGATTTAACTTGGGATGAATTTAATTACTGCAAAAAATTAGTTATTCAATTGGAAAGCTTACCAAAATCCAATTATAATTATATGAAAATGGGGTTTTAATTTTAGATGAAATTAATAGTTTATTGTCTCATTTGCGGAGTCCCACTATGAATAACAAACGAGCTACATGTTATAAATATTTAATGACCCTGATTAAAAATGCGAAATTTATAATTGCAATGGATGCTGATTTATGTGATTGGAATATTGATTTTATTAAAGAAATTGAACCAATGGATTATGTTATTTATTATAACACCATTAAAAATAAATCTAATGTTCCAGCAACTATGTATTTAAATGATCAAGTTGTTATTGATAAAATGGTTTTAGACGTAAAAAATAAGAAATATTTTGTTGC